TTTTATAATTTCATTTAAAAAATCAGTTTTTCTTTGTTCAGCGTTAACTATATCTACTAAAGCTTGATTTACGTTTCCTGATGAATCTGGTATTGGATCTGATCCACCTCCTGTTGGTTTAAATGACTGCGATGGTGCACGGTAAGATTGTGCGGCTGCTCTTATCCCTCTTTCTCTACCTGTACTACCATTTCCACCACTATTTCCACCACCAAATGATTGACTCGAATTACCTCTATCATTTGGTCCACCCATAGTGTCACCACCATACCTTAATCCAATTCTACCACCTTTATTCAAACCTGCTCTAGCTTGTGCTGCAAATTCTTCTAAAGACATTGGTTGTAATCCTTGTTCTTCCATTTCAAAAACATATTTTTCATACTCTTCTAATAACAATGGATCTATTTCTGCCATCTGTTGTGGTGATTGAGGTCCTTCATTACCTGAGTAAGTAATTTTTGGCGCGCCTATATCTAATGATTCTAATCCTGTTTTCATATAATTTTTATGTTAGTTTAAAAGCAGGATTTTAACCTGTGGGTTTCTTACATTACTTGTTTTTGTCAAGTAAATCAAGCCTATGTTGTAACTTCTCTAGGTTTAATTTCTAAGGCAGATAGCACTACATGTAGTCTATTTGCTGTTGCTGCCGTTACTTTTAATATCTCACTTTCTTGTAACACAAGAGGTGCTGATAAAAGTTCCGTGGTCCCATTAGCAGATATCGATTTAGTCTTAAATAAACTAAATACAGCAGTAGCTGTATCTGTAATGGTTACTGTTATAGTATCTGAATTACCAGAATCTTCTGACACTATTATAGATTTAATTACAGCTGTTGTTGCTGATGGCACTGTATATAATGTCGTAGCCGATGTAGTAGTTAAATCTACTTTTTTATTTACAAATGTATTAGCCAAAGAAAAAAGCCTCCGCTTCTGCCTCTTCTTTTAAATCTTGTTGAAAAGAAGTATTTAATTTTTGCACTATACTATCAACATCTCTAACAAAAGATTGTTGCACTTGTTGATCATAATCCTCTAGTGGTTGTGTTAATGATTGTACTATTCTTGCCATTATCTTCTTCCGTCTGGTTGTATATCTAATCTAAATGTACCAAGTTTCCAAAATTGACTTGTGCTACTATTAGATACTTTTAACGATATAGATCTAGCACGTGCACGTGTATCTATTTTATTTGTACTAGATGATATAGTAAATGGTCCAAGTGATGAACTAGCTTGTGTTTGATTAGGAAAATCTCTTAAATTTAATGTAACAACACTATCTCCTGTTTGTGCTAAAAAATCTGGTAATACTCTTCTAATTTTCATCATAAACTCACCGTCACCAGCAAGCCCTTGTTGACCTATATCAAAATCTCCTGATTGTATGTTTGCCGTAATAGATGTAGTTGCACCCTCTTTAACTTGATCTAATCCTGTTTCGTGTTCATAGTATGTAGACACACCATCAGTACAACCAATAACATGATCTTTATTACTTGTAGCTGTTGTGCCATCATCGTCGTATTCTGTTGCGTGTGGTTTACCAAATACAGCAGAGTCTTGCCAAGAGGTTCTAGCTAATGTTCCTGTGGTCCACACTGGTCGTTCTGGTGTTGAATCTAAATAATTATAACACACCATTCTATTTACAGTTCCTGATCCAGAGTTAGGATAAAACCACATAACTTCACCAAACAAGTTGTTTAGTCCTGCATTAATATGTTGTTTTGGAATTGTATTAATATCATCGTAAACATGATCTTCAACTAAACATGGTAGTGATTCTAGTTTACCTGTGTATCTAAAAAAACCATTTTCTGACATCCAATATGCAGATCCATCAACCTCAACAGCTGCATTCTGTCCGATCAATCCACAGTTTGTACCAACTTGTTGAAATGAAAAAGTAAAAGGTGCACCAACAAAACGCATAATAAATAACGCGGTGTCCGTCCAAATATAAATAGCATCTCTACCTCTAATGGCTCCTATAATTTTCGATCCATCTGCTAATCTTTGTGTGCCGGCAGTGTTAGTTGAACTAGGTGTATATGATGTTGTTTCGTTAATAGATTCTTGGTCCGAAAACCGTATAAACATTTCATCTCTTGATGAAGATGTACCAATAGTTGTTTCTGTTCCAAAAAATATTAAGTGTCTATCCGGTGTAGATACTAAACTAAAAGATGATGATGTTGGTGCGTTAGCAAGTATAGTTGCTCTTGTTTCTGTTGCACCTGTTGGATCAGAATCCCATTCAAATGTTTCTCCACCATTAATTGTTGCAATAAGTTTATTACCAAAATTATCTAATGACCATAGTCCTGGTGCTGTTACAATATCTCCAGATGTTGCACCATTCCATGCAAAATAATTAGAGGCATCTGTTACAGTTGCACCTGACGAATGCGTTGCAGCTGTTGTTCCTTTTGCACCTCTTGTTAATCCAGATAAAGTTCCACCACTGTTTCCAGTATAAGTTATTAACTCATTTCCAATTAATACAGTACCTGATGATGCAAACGAAGTTGAACTAGCCATAGTTAATGATGTTACACTAGAGTTAATTTCTGATGATAAGGTAGATGTAAACTGTCCTTGTTGAACACCACCCCATGATCCAAGGCCCCAACCTGTTGTTGCAACTTCAACTGCTGGTCCAACAGGATAATAATGTTTAACTCTAATACCACCAGATGTGCTTGCTCCCGATCCAGTTTCATTAGATGCCATGGTAACAGTTAGTGTAGTATTTGTTGGTATGGTTGTTACTTGAAATTTTTTGTCGTCAAAATTAGAAGAAGTAAAATCAGAATTTGTTATAGATGTAAAATTGTCTAATAAAATAATATCACCTTTGTTTATATTATGTGCTGATGCAAAAGTTATTGTTACAGTTGCGGATCCGTTTGTTGTAGAAAAAGCTGATGTTAAAGTTGTAGTAGATTTAATTGGGTGGATGTCATAAAAAATACCACCAGAGTATGCATATAAAATTCTATTTGTTCCTAAAGCTGCAAACTTAATACCACTAGCATTAACAAAATGATGAATTGCTGTGTTACGTCCTGTTATATCTACTGAACCTAGTTGTGCCCAACCACCTATTTTTTCAGGCGTGCCATATCTAAATCTAACATTATCACCTTCAATCCATTGACCTTCACCGCCAGTTCCAGTAACTTGTTTATTGAACCCAGGTGCAAATTTTACTTTTTGTAACATGGTATATACCTATGCTCTGCTAAGGTTTAGTTGGCCATGTAGCATCGTCACATTTAGCAACAGTGTCTTTTCCTGATGGAAAGTCTCTAAGACTTTGACGATATGTTTTCATGTCGTCTGACATAGTCACATCAGATAAAGCATAAAAATCAGTTTCAGCTAAAAGTCTATTTCTTTTAGCTCTAAGATTAGCTTGTGCTCTAGCAACAGCACCATCTGCCCATGCTTTTTCTTCTGCATCTCTAGCTGTTTCTTCTTCAGCTGTAAACTGTACTTTATTACCGTTTATATTGTGATATCTTGGCATAGTTTTCTCCTTTATTTTTATGTATCATGATTAACTAATTCCGTAAAGGCAAATATCTCCAGCGTCTATATTTCCTGAAGTCATAGAGAACTGAACACCATCAATAGCTGAAGTTGTATTACAATAACCTGATATGAAATCTTGAACTGATAAATTTCCACCATTATACATATTTGCTTGAATTAAAAAATGTTTTACAAATGTTGTTGAACTAGGGTTAAACAAATGTAAAAATCCAGAGCAGCTTTCATCATTTTCGTTACCTAGTCCGTCAGAAATTTGTTGAGCTGATGTTGATTGTGCTAAATCAGTAGTTGCTATATATTCTACTGCTGCTGCACTACCAGCTTCATTGTGATAGGCTTCAAAAGATGAAGTTGTTTTTGTAGCATCATAAGCACTTCCCCCATCTCTAAAATTAACTTGAAATTTTACGGCATTAGTAGCTGGGTGCATATTGTTAAAAGTAAATATATATTCCTTATAAGTATTATCTAAAACAACCGAACTTGTACCATCAACAAAATCTAAAGTTCCAGATGAAGAAGCTGTTAGTTTTTTAATAAATGTCATACTACCTAATGCTGAAATACTTCCAAATGCAGTTGCGTTTTTTACTCCATTATTTGATAATTTTACAACACTCATTAGCTATCCTTTATTCCATAAAGTTTAATTAAACCAGAATCTATATTACCTGTATTCATTTTAAATTGTATTCTAGTTACAGCCGCTGTATTATTAATATATCCAGCAGCGTATTTTTCAAATGTACCATTTGCCGACCAAGTTGTATTTAATCTAGACATAAAATGTTTTACAAAAGTAGTAGAACTAGGATTAAATAAAAACATTTCTCCAGATGAACTTTCATCATTAGCATTACCAGCATTAGTTTGTGTTATCATTTGAAATCCTGTGCCATTTGCTTGGTCATCACTAGTTTCATACCCAAATGGATTTTCACTATCATCTTCTGCATGACCAATTTGAAATGCAGTAGAAGTAATTGACAAGTTATAATTTGTATTTGTTCCAGTATCTACTTGAAAACCTAAATCAGAAGAATCAGCACTTGGATGAATATTTATAAACTTAAATAAATAAATAGGATATGTACTATCAATTCCACTTGTAATAGATAATGTAGAATCACTACTAGCTGTTGTAGTAGATATTAACGTCATAGCACCACTAGCCAAACCAGCTGCTGCTGTAATAGCACTTATAGAATTGTTATTATATTTAACTAACGCCATATAATTTTATTACTCCACTATCTATGTTGCCACTGTCAAATTTAAATTGTACTCTTGTTATTGCCGTTGTAGTATTTATATACCCTGCTGTGTAGTCATCAAAAGCATAATCTTCGTTATGATATTCTGCTAATCTTGCTATAAAATGTTTTACAAATGTAGTGCTACTTGGATCAAATAAATGTAAAGTTCCAGCAAGACACTCATCATTACCATTACCAAGATTATTTCCTAATTTTTGAAAAGATGTTCCTTGAGCTTGATCCATACCTGTTTGATATGTAAAAATTGTATCACTATCTCCTTCATTATGACCAACACTAAAATGGGTAGATGTTATAGTTTGATTATAGTTAGTGTTTGTACCTGTATCTACTTGAAAAGCAAACATAGTTGAGTTAGTTGCTGGGTGTATATTATAAAACTTAAATATATATTCTTTATAAGTAGAATCTATGTTTGAAGTAAAAGAAATTGTAGAACTACTTGATGCAGTTTGCGTTTCTAATAAATTCATAGCACCACCAGAAACACCTGATGGTAAAGCTGTGATTGCCGATAAGGAGTTGTTGTTAGCAAATAATACTGCCATTGATTACCCCTTTGGATTAGCGTCTTTTACTGCTTTAACTGCCTTGTACCATGTACCATTTTTATCTAATTTGCCATCATCTATGTCATGCCATAGTTTATCTAATTGAGATTGTAATGATCCATATTCATCTCGTCTTTTATATAAAAGATTATTTAATGTTTCTGCTGCATCAGCAGCACTAGCATAAGAATTTAATTGACTATCACTAGGTTTATCTAATCCTGAAACATTCCATACTTTAATATAATCTCCAGAACCATCATTTTGAAGAAAAATATTATGTCTTTCATTATCATAAGTTTTAGAATTATCTTCTAAATATTTTGAAACTTTTGATTTTAAACTTGCCATTGTATCTCCTATTCTGCCATTTTAAATATTGTTAAACAGCTTAAATTATTTCCTCCAGCTACATTAGGAGTGTTTGCAGTAACATTTACTTTTGCATAAATTTCTATATAATCATCTGTATCACAATCTACTATACCAGATACACTTTGTGTAAAGCCTTCTGCTTCATAAGCATTATTTTCTGTTCTTCCAAATGTTTGAATTACAGCACTTCCATTCTTATAAATGTAACAAGTAACACCATCAAATCTTAATCTTACATCTGTTTCAAAAGTTAAATTACAACTTACAAAATATTTTCCGCTAACAGTTGGAGTAAATCTATTAGATGCAAACTTACCATCACTATCTACTATTTCGCTATCAAACTGTACTTTAGCAGCACTATCATCAGATAAACTTTGATCTGCACTTAATCCAACAGAAACATAAGGTGTGTTTATACCACCCTTGATATAACTATAGTCAATTCTTTTTAATGTTCCAGCATCTGAAATTAAAAACTCATCAGTATCTGCTGGTGTAGCCGCAA